AATCTTAGCCTTGATATAGATTCGGTAAGTATCGTCATCCAGTACCGGGCTGACACTGTTAGATGGCTGAAAACCTACCGTCCGCGAGGCACCGGCGATAGCGCCCAGTGCGTCTAGTTGCGGCCCAATAGCCGAGTCAAGGTCAAAGGCCGTGTCGAAGTTTACCAAGCACTGTGAGACATCGTCGAATTTCTTCAGCAAGACATAGAGGAGCGCATTCAGCTTTGGGCTGCTCGGAGCCTGGTACTGACTCGTCAGCAGCTGCTGGTAGTAGCCGATGGGCAGGGTCTCGATGGGCTCGTTGCCGTAGCTGCCCTGCCCGTAGCCGCTTGTTCCATATCCTGGATTCGGCATCGCTACACCGCCGCCACTACGACGTTTGCCGACACACCTTGCGCAGCTTGGTAGAACAGCAAACTCAGGTCGGACGTTCCAGCCGGTTGCACGGCGGTGATGTTGACGTGGCCGCTGGTTCCTGATCCGCCCGATACGGCGACGGCGCTGGCTACCGCGTAGCCGGTACCAGCACTGGTAACCTGTGGATTGATGCCCGTGATCACGCCAGAGCCGTTAACACTCGTGACTGTGACGGTACCACCCGCGCCGCCCGCCACCGTCAGCACGTCATTTACCGCGTAACTGGTGCCAGCGGATGTTCCAGGTACTACGGTAAAGAGACCGGTAGCCGTAGTGTTGAGTGTGACGGCCTTAATGCTAAACTCTGGCTGCGAATCGTTGGGCATCACGCTGCCGGCCGCGATGTAGAGAGAAGAGTAAACCACCTCCTCGCCTATAGCAAGCGAGTTGAGGTATGCCACCAACGCCGCCTGCACCGCGGTTACGGTTGCTGTACTAAAACCGGTGAGGCCATGCAGATACATGCCGATGAACGGCGTAACGTAGCCCGGTCGATAGAAGCTGATCGTTTCTTGGTACCCGGTATTCGGATCAGTAACCAGTGAAGACGTGGTGCCGTTGGTAAGGCAACCGATGGTCTTCTTAAGGTAGATACTCAGAGCCACCGCGACATCCGTGCCACCCTCAGCTACGATGGTAATGGAATGCGCTGGGTTGGTCCAGTAATCTACGGCACCAGTAGGATTTTCGATGGAACTGCCAGGACCACCAGGCGTGGGATAACCAGGTGCTACGCGCGTCACACCTGGCGTAGCTAACACGGCAGCTACCGTAGCTGCGATCGGTGTCAAGGCTGGCAATGCCACGCTGATAGCCTGCCGCGCGCGAAGAGCGCTGTCCGGTTCTACTGGGTCACCAGCCACTGCCGCTGAGGCATTAGTGACGCTAGACCAGGTGCCAGATGGGCCGCTAACAGGGCTTGCGATGATGTTGATGGTGCCCGGCTCTGCGGTGATGTTTCCGGGTGTGGTGCAGGTGGCGGTAACTACCACGCTGCCGCCCACAATGGTTATCGGCGATGGCAATGCCCAGAGATTTCCTACCTGATCTTGCGCGAAACAGTTCACCAACTGCAACCCGGCGGTGCCCACGCAGGTGAGAGGTGCCGTGGAGTAAGTAAAGGGAAGCCTGACCAAACCGTTCATCTTCACAGCGCGGTCGAGTCCGGTACCTACAGCTGTGAACGGTGAGCTTTGATTGTAGTCAAGCTGCAGTGCATTGTTCTGGTCAGCTTGTTTGAGGCTCAGGATGCTCAAGAGTTGGTAAATTGCGGCGTCTGGAGCCACGTACTGATTCTGGCCGTAGATGTTGAGATACGCAGTTAGATTATCGGCGAATATGCTAGCGTAACTAGCGACCGTCAACCCGGCTGGGCCTACGAAGGGCGGCACATAAGGAGGTGTGGACACTTTGATTCAAGCCGCCTTTCTCAGCTTACACTGGCGATGACGGCGCCGAGCGCCGGAACGTCGCTTATCGTGACTGGGCCATAGATGGTCTGCACGTTCGCCGTGTATGACAACTGCCCGTTGATGAAACCGACCTCGACGTTGGTAACCGCGGTGACATATGGCGTGAACCCGGTAATGTTCTGCTGTATGGCCAGTTGCATCGCCCGCAGTCCGCGCTGACTACCGAGTTGCCCCAGCATCTGCTGAAACACCGGCAAACCTAGGTTCAAATTTTCCCACCACTCACCCAAGAACAATCGAAGTCTGGTCAATACCGCCTGGGCCACGGCAGCACCGTTCGTCAGCGATGTGCCGTCGGCGAAGAGGGGATCATTCTGTGTGTCGAGTTGAAGGTTAGCTATACTGGCCATATCACTGCCCTTTCAGGACCGTGGTTTCACAGCCCGTCAACGGAATGGCCGGGCCTACGTAACCTTTGCTAACCAGGAATGGCTGAATGTTCGTCTTGTACCACTGGTAGAAGGTGTCTGTCATAAGTGCTTGTGGCGTACCGGCGTCGGCGTTGGCATTGACGGCCGGGGCGGTAAGTTGGATAGTGGCACCGGTGGTCACCGTAATGCCGTCGGTTTGAGATATGTCGATGACTGTGGTTCCGTCGTCACTGCGAATCTGAAGCGAGTCGGCGGAATAGCCCGTCAATAAGTTCTTCTGGCTCCACAGGCCTGGGTAGAAGCCGCAGTCATGCACGTAATGCCGACGTACCTCGTTTTGTCGTTGTGACCCTGATGACGCGCCGGTGTTGGCTGCCACTGGACTGTTAGTCTGGCCGTTGACCCACCAGTTGTCAATACAAGCGTCGCAGAAGATTACCATGCCCTCGTCACCCTTCTTCAAGGGCAACGTTACCGAGTAACCACCGCCACGTGGGGTCATGATGGGAACATGCACTATCGGCGGAACGTCCCACCACTGCAGTACCTTGGGTGGCGGTCCACCCGCGGCTGCGGCCTTGGCTGCTTGTGGAACCACACGTACGCGCTCTTGGATGGCCAGCTGTACCGTCACCGTCTGCTTGTCCGCATTTAAGTCCTCGGTCAAGAACCCCGGACAGGCGCAGCGCGTATCAGCCAGCGCTCCGCGCAACAGTTCACGCCACTGTGCGCTTTGGGCCGCGATGACCTGACCTGGCGTGAGCGCGTAAAGCGGATTAGGACCCGGCGCGTTACTTCCCATAAATTACTCCGTGTAAAGGTTCAAGAGGTTCTGCGCATAGGCCGTCGAGAATCCAGTCACTTCGGTTTGCCACTCGTTGCCACGCGTATCGCCAGAGTGCCGCACCTGTGCTACGAAGAAGGTAAGGTTGCTCTGCAACGCCGTCGGCAGCTCACTGTTCGGACTGGGTGTGCGCTCTAGTTGACTGATCTGGGTACGTACGAGTTGCACCAACAGCGGCGGCAATTGCACCTGAAGGCGCGGGTCCAACAACACTGCAAACGTTACACCTTGCTGGATCTGCTGCGGCGTGCCAATGATACTCTGGTTAGTTCCTGTCGGCAGTCCGCTAGAGTTACCGGTGCTGCCCGGTGGGAAGGCTGGGCTGTAGATGAGGTCAGGTTGCACGCCACCACTGCCACCAGAGTCTACCTCGCTAATGTAGGTCTTAAGACCGTCAGTCCAGGTCTGCACCACGTTGTCATCCGCGATCTGCGCGAAGTACTTGCTAACCTTGCCAAACACCGTGTTGCCACGCGGATACTGCGTGGCAGTCATACGCTGTGCAGCCACCGGCCCTTGTGTGCCGGCTGCGACGCTCACCGCTGGCAAGTTAGTCTCGCTAATCATGCGTGCGACTAACTTCTGCTGGGTGCTAAACTGTCCCATAGAGAAGCTGACTATATCCGTCGGCGACACAGCGGGGAACACGACACAATGCAGCGTCAACTTCTGATCAACCACGGCCTCACGGGTATACAGCGCCTGGAACACCGGCCCATTCCAGATGATTGAGGACACTTGCGCGCCGAATTGGAAGCCGGCCTTCAATGTGGCCCACGTGGCGTTCAGAGCGATGTTCTGCGCGGTTTGGTCGTCCAGGTTGTAGATCGAAATATCGGCGTACCATAGAGGCGAAGTGTTCATAGCCTGCAGCACGTCGAACGTGATTCGCAGGGCCTCTGGTTCCCAAGCATTAGAGCTGATGGTAGTGCTTTGCGAACCACCACTAGCGGTAGCACAGGTGATACTAAGTTCCCAAGCCTGACCCCATAGCGGCGTTCCAGATGACGGTGAGCTCATGGAACGTTGTCTCCCCACACCAGCGTGAATTGCGACAAGTTAGACTGCCCCGGATAATCGGCTGATGAGTCACTCGTGTTCAGCAGGTACGCGCTTCCTATCTGAAGGTACTGGTACTGAGCAAGCAGGTTCGCGGCCGGGTACTCCCCGGTAATCAACGGCACACTGCCGATCAGCAAGTTACTGTTCACATCAGACACTGACATCTGCCAATAGCCGGCCATGGCGGCGTAAGATATGCCAAGGTTCAGGGTCAAGGGCTGCCCGTTCACCGTCAACTGTACGGCGAAAGTCTGGTTATTGGCCGTGGTCAACGGCACCGTCTGATTGCTCATAGTTATGGTGGCCCCATATAGCCCGGAAGAGTTAGCTGTCCCGGTATGCTGGAAAACAACCCCGCGCCATTTACGACCGGCACCACACCACCTGCCATGCTAATAGCTGGCTGCTTTGCCAATGAAGCGCCCTCGGTCGCTAATGGCGTCGCGAATTGTCCGGTAGTTACTGCCGACAATGCCCCAGAGTTTACCTGCCCCAAACCGGTTTGCTGCGTCGCGTCAGGTCTGGCGCTAACCGCGCTGAGACTAGCTATTGAAGCACTGCCGGTAACCGACGTAGAAGTTGTCGCCGTGAATATCTGCTCGAACTCGATTCGCATCTTCAAGCCGGTGATGGTCTTGAAGTCCTCGCGCGGACTAATCGAGGTGATGAGCATGTTGGTGTAGGTGCGTAACCGCGTGGTGACGGTGAGCGGCGACCGCGCAGCTTGCAGGGTGATCATCGTCTGATACGCGTTGACGCTTTTGCTAGTGCTGCTACCGCTGAAGGGTGCTGCCGTGTCCGGTGTCGCGCTGGTAGCGCTGGCGTTGTTAGCCCCACTGGCGTAGGCAGCCATGGCGTCACTCATGCCGATATACATCACGACGCGTGGTGGCATTAGGTACGCGTGACTACTAAGGTCGGCGCCGGTCTGGACTGGGTGGCGCGTCTTTTCTAACCGCTGCTCATGCTCTAACTCCAACACCGCGTCAAAAACGTAAGTTGTAGGAGTGCTACCACTACCAGTTATCGCGCCAGGACCACCGCCAAGTGTACCAGCTAATGGACCGGTGGCAGGCACCTCCGTGCCTGGTACGTAGTTACTAGCGTTAACCGGCAGTGCCGCTGGCGAGAGGCTGTTGGTAGAACCTTGTACCGGCACCACAGTGATGCTGACCATAGCCGGCCCAGAGGACCACTGTGGCGGGCGATAACCAGATGCCCCAGGATTCGCGTTCGCGGCGGCCTGACTAGAGGCTGCTGATGCTGCGCTGCCCATGTCGACCTCCTAGCCGGTGGCGTACAACTGCGCCCACTCTTGTTGATTGCGTTGCACTTGCTTAGCAGATTCGTCACGAAGTTTTGAGATCACGTGATTCGATATCTGCTCTGGACTGGCGCCAGGCTGCGTCACGTTGATGACGATGCTGCCGACCTGCACACTTCCGGTGGCGCCGGTGCGGGCCAGCACGGAGGCGATGTAGTTCTTGGTCTCGTTCGGCAGCGTAGCTTTGCCGGCCAGAAAGGCGTCCATTCGGCCTGGGCCGGCGTTGTAAGCGCCCAGGGCCTCGGGCACGTTGCCGCCATAATGAGCCAGCATCTGACGCATGTACTCTGTGCCACCGGCCAGGTTCTGCGCAGGATCGTGCGGGTTCACACCCAGCGCCTTAGCGGTGCCAGGCATGAGCTGCATGAGACCCATCGCGCCCTTCGGACTAACGGCTTCGTTGTTCCCGCCGCTTTCCTGGCCCATCATAGCTTTGATAAGAGTTGTCGACGGGGTCGACCCGGTAACAAGCGTAGATAGGCCAGAACCGCCGGCAGACTGATCTAACAACGCGGCGCGCGACTGTGTTAATGATGATGCCACAGCCTGCAGACTGCCGTAGTCTTGCTTGGCATCTGTGAACAGGCCACTTAGCTCATCAGGTATCTTGGACCACTGCAATGTGATGAGTTCGCTTATGACGCTGACCAGTCGCGCGATCACGTCTACCACGAAGGCGACGCTGGTAGCAACGGTGCCGGCAATTGCGGCGACATACTGCAAGGCGACACCCAGCTTCTCGATGCTGAAGGTGCCGCTCTCGAGTGCAGGGTCCATGAATACTGCGCCGACGATGTTGGTGAAGGCTTTGCCGAACTCGCGTAGCGCTAGCCCGGCCGAGCCCACCACCATCACGATGTCCTTCCAGATGGGCATGAACCAGGTCACGATCTTCTTAGAGATACCGGGAAGATCGTGAATCACCCAGTCGTTGAAGCCCCGCAGCTTTGTAAGTAGCCAGTCTGGACCTACACCCAGGGCCTTGAGGAAATCCTGCACCACGTGCATCCCAAGGTACTGCACCTCGACTTCCAGGCGAGTGAACTCGAAGCGAATGTCGCGAATCTTTCGCATCTGTGCCTCGAAGTCACCATTTGGCGCCATCGCACGCTGATCTTCGATGAGCTGCCGCGTGCGACCGCGCAGCTCCGTGTCCCACATCAAGTTCTCGAGCGGTTGCCCGAGCGCGTCCATAGCCACCTTGAGGCTGCGCGCGGCGTCCTTGGACATATACATTCTTAACGCGAAAAGCCTAAAGTCTTGATCTGCAATGGCCACCTTGTCGGCCAAGCCCAAGGCCGCGGTGCCGATGGCCACGAAACCGCTGACGATCTCAGTGCTAGCCTTGAAAAAGGCTTGGGCCATGCCGATAGCGGTCATATTTACGGCCGCTCCGGCTTCGCTCAACGCTTGCTGGAAGCGCGCCATGCCAGATTGGTCGACCACAGCACCGAGCTTGATCATGTATTCGTCTAAGATATTGGGCACCTAGTGGCCTCCTTGCTGCCGCGCCTTCCACTCCGAGTAGCGGCGAGTGTTTTCCTCTTT